GAAAAGCAGATCTTGGTTTAAAGATGATTTACATTTTTGCGCTATAGATCAAATTTATTTATATAAAAATAAAGAAGGTTGGCATTCGTTTGGTGATCGATGCTTTATAACTCCAATAAAAGACAATCAGTCTTTAACGCTAGATAAAGAGCAAAGCCTTATTGGTATATTAAAATATGGTAATAGCTCCTTAGAAGCACTTGATATTAACCCAGGAGACTTAGTAGGCTACACGCCTAATGGTGAATGGGAGTTTTTAGTTGATGGCAAGCGTTTATATTGTATGAAATCTAATGATATTGTAATTAAATATGAATACCAAGGAAACGAAGTTGAATATAATCCAAGCTGGGCAAGTCGCAGTTGAGGAGTTGATCAAAGTAGCTAAAGAAGCTATCGTTGATTCAGGAGATGATATCACGGCAGATAGATTAAAAAACGCTGCAGCTACAAAAAAGCTAGCTATATTTGATGCGTTTGAAATACTAAGTAGATTAGAAGCTGAAGAGGCATTGTTAAACGAAAAACCTGCAGAAGTAAAAGAAGAGAAATCTTTTAGAGGTTTTGCTGAAGGAAGATCTAAATAATGTACGAGCAAACTCTATACACGGTTGTAAAAGACCACGTAAAACCTAAAGTTCTTAAAAGAATGAATAGGTATAAGAAATGGGAGTATGGCCACAATGCTGAGCACGATTTAATAGTTATTAGTAAAACTGGTGAAATAGGTGAAATATATAAGATACAGGATCTTTTAATAGCTTTACCTAAAGAAAAAGATACTGTAGAATTTGAAAATGACAGATGGTCTTATACTAAGTACCCAAAAGAATTAAGTAAAATTAAATCCGTGTTTGACTGGGAAGAATATCCGTTAGACTTTAAAGAAAAATGGTATGATTACATCGATAAAGAATTTACAAGGCGCGAAGAAGGTTTTTGGTTTATTAACAAAGGCAAGCCTACTTATATTACTGGTACTAACTACATGTACTTGCAGTGGAGTAAAATTGATGTCGGGCAACCAGACTTTAGGGAATCAAATAGATTATTCTACATTTTCTGGGAAGCTTGCAAAGCCGACAAACGGTCTTACGGTATGTGTTATCTTAAGAACCGTCGAAGCGGATTCTCGTTTATGTCCTCAGCTGAATCAGTTAACCTTGCAACGATATCAACGGATTCACGGTTTGGGATATTGTCCAAATCTGGTCCGGATGCAAAAAAAATGTTCACAGATAAGGTCGTACCAATTTCGGTCAACTACCCGTTCTTCTTCAAGCCGATCCAAGACGGTATGGACAGGCCAAAAACCGAACTTGCATATCGCGTCCCCGCCTCGAAGTTTACCAGGAGAAAACTTGACTCCAACGAAAAACTACAAGAGATTACCGGTCTTGACACAACGATCGACTGGAAGAATACAGGCGACAACTCCTACGATGGGGAAAAACTAAAACTACTAGTACACGACGAGAGTGGAAAGTGGGAGAGACCTACAAATATATTAAACAATTGGCGAGTAACCAGAACTTGTTTAAGACTAGGTTCTAGAGTTATTGGTAAGTGTATGATGGGTAGCACCTCAAATGCTTTAGATAAAGGCGGCGGAAACTTTAAAAAACTTTACAATGATTCAAATGTTACACAAAGAAACGCCAATGGACAGACACGCTCAGGACTCTATTCTTTGTTCATACCTATGGAATGGAACTACGAAGGATACATTGATTCTTATGGCTTTCCTGTATTCAACACACCAAAAGAAGGAATTGAAGACCCACACGGAACAAAAATAACACAAGGCGTAATAGAGTATTGGGACAATGAAGTAGAAGGTTTAAAGTCTGATCAAGATAGTTTAAATGAATTTTACAGACAGTTTCCACGTACAACAAAGCACGCGTTTAGAGATGAATCAAAACAATCTTTATTTAATCTTACAAAAATATACGAGCAAATAGATTTTAACGAAGATCTTAAAAACTCAATTAAAGTAACAAAAGGAAGTTTTCAGTGGGAGAATGCTAAGCAAGATACTAAGGTAATATTTGTACCAAACAAAGATGGTAGATTTTTAGTGACTTGGGTTCCACCTGCGCATCTTCAAAATAAAAGATATATAAAAAATGGTACTAATCATCCTGGCAATGAACATTGTGGAGCATTTGGTTGTGATCCATACGATATATCAGGTACTGTGGACGGTAGAGGGTCTAAAGGATCACTCCACGGTTTAACGAAGTTTTCAATGGAGGATGTACCTCCGAATATGTTTTTTTTAGAATATATAGCTCGGCCTCAAACTGCTGAGATGTTCTTTGAAGACGTTCTAATGGCTTGTGTTTTCTACGGAATGCCTATATTAGCTGAAAACAATAAGCCTAGATTATTGTATTATTTTAAAAGAAGAGGCTATAGAGGTTACTCGATTAACAGACCTGATAGAAAATATAACAAACTGTCTGTGACAGAAAGAGAGCTAGGTGGAATACCAAACTCTAGTGAAGATATTAAACAAGCACACGCAGCTGCAATTGAAACTTACATAAACGACTTTGTGGGTTTAAAAGAAACAGGTTATGGAGATACATATTTCCAAAGAACGTTAGAAGACTGGGCTAAGTTTGATATTAATAATAGAACAAAGCATGATGCGTCTATTAGTTCAGGTCTAGCTTTAATGGCTTGTAATAAACATAGATACGCACCAAATGCTCCTAGACAAAAACCACAAGCGGTAGATTTAGGTTTTAAAAAGTACGACAATAAAGGTTCAACATCAAAAATAATAAGTTAAATGGGTATATATACTAACACCAATAGCGCTTTTCCTAGTCAAGTAGTGAGCGATGCAGAAAAAGCAAGCTGGGAATACGGGACGCAAGTTGGTCAAGCTATCGAGTACGAATGGTTTGGACAAGGGCGTACTAATGGTAATAGATACTTAACTGGTTGGAATCAATTTCACCAATTAAGATTATATGCTCGAGGTGAGCAATCGATACAGAAATACAAAGATGAATTATCTATAAACGGTGATTTATCTTATTTAAACTTAGACTGGAAGCCTGTGCCTATTTTATCTAAATTTGTAGATATAGTAGTAAATGGTATATCTGGAAAGTCTTACGATATTAAAGCTTACGCTCAAGATCCATCTTCTATAAAGAAAAGAACTGATTATGCTTCTATGCTTTATGAGGATATGGTTTCTAAAGAGTATTTAGATAGCTTACAGCAAACGCTTGGTATTAATTTATATCAAACGCCAAATGTAGATACCGTGCCTGAGTCTAAAGACGAACTAGAGCTTCATATGCAGTTAAGCTATAAGCAGTCAATTGAAATAGCAGAAGAAGAAGCTATTGCATCTGTACTTGCGCAAAACAAATACGACCTTACTAGAAAAAGGTTAAATATGGATTTAACTGTTTTAGGTATCGCATGTGCTAAGACTGGTTTTAATACAGCTGAAGGAATTACAGTTGATTACGTAGATCCAGCTTATGTTGTTTACTCTTATACTGAAGATCCCAACTTTGACGATGTATACTACATTGGAGAAGTAAAGTCTATAACAATACCTGAGCTTAAAAAAGAATTTCCAAACATTTCAGAAGAAGAGCTTGAGAGAATACAAAAAATGCCAGGTAATAGTCAGTATATAACTGGTTGGGGTAATTACGACGAAAACACAGTTCAAGTTTTATATTTTGATTATAAGACATACCATAATCAAGTATTTAAAATAAAAGAAACACCACAAGGATTAATGAAAGCTTTAGAAAAGCCAGATTCATTTAATCCGCCAGAAAATGATAACTTTGAAAGAGTGTCAAGATCTATTGAGGTTTTATATAACGGAGCTAAAGTATTAGGCTCAAATGAAATGATAAAGTGGGAACTAGCAGAGAATATGTCTAGACCTACGGCTGATACAACTAAAGTAGAAATGAACTATGCTTTATGTGCGCCTAGAATGTACAAAGGACGTATTGAGTCTCTAGTAAGTAAGTGTATTGGGTTTGCTGATATGATTCAGCTAACGCATTTAAAGCTACAACAAGTATTATCTAGAATGGTGCCAGACGGTGTTTACCTAGATATGGACGGACTTGCAGAAGTCGATCTTGGTAATGGAACTAACTACAACCCAGCAGAGGCATTGAATATGTATTTCCAAACAGGTTCTATCGTTGGTAGATCACTTACTCAAGATGGTGATATGAATCCAGGCAAAGTACCTATTCAAGAACTTAATAGCTCAAGTGGTCAAGCTAAGATAAATGCATTGATCCAAACGTATCAATATTATTTACAGATGATTCGCGATGTAACAGGACTTAACGAAGCTAGAGACGGTTCAGCTATGGAGAAGAACTCGCTAGTAGGGCTTCAAAAGATGGCTGCTAATGCATCTAATGTAGCAACTAGACAT